CGTCTCAGAAAGGCATAGTGTATGATTTGGGTAAAGTATGCAAAAGGATTACGAGACTTCTCTGGATCGAAGTTATGAATGTACTGAACGCAATTTTCGATTCCATCACAGATCATGTCCTCACGGAACATATAATTGACAAAGTTTGGTTTGTAAGACAAGTGGGTAGCGATCTTCAAGAAACACTCACCAAGGTAATTAGTAATACGTGGTTTCGGTTCACCTTTCTCTGCAGCCTCTGCAACATCGTTCTTGTACTTTACGATTGCTTCTAAAAACTCTTTGTTATTAACGTAATGTTCTGATCTCTTGCGTTTTTGCATCTCATGGGTCCTTTGTTAATGTTTAGATTGTAACACAAAGTCGAGCTGTTGACAACACCCTAAGATATTGTGTACAATGACTCTGTGGAGTTTCAAAGATCAGCTTTCTTTTTATAAAGCTTTTCAAACATTATTCTTGCTTCGGATACTTTTGAAACATATCCAACAACTTCAGTGGTATCTTGAGCCCCTTCAGTTGGACTCTTCTTATCTTTTTGTCTGATGAACTTGTGATAGATCTGAATAGACTCTTCACTTTTCACTTCACTGATAGTCATTACTCTGTCCATATTTAAAAGGAAACAGTCGTCATCAGCAAACTTCAACCAAGGATCAATTTTATATCCTTGTACACCCCTTGAAGCAATAGTTATAATTTCTATCGTCACTGGATTATGAAGAACCAACATGGTTCTATCTTCATGTTCTTCTGGAGAAACGATTGCAAATATCTCTTCTCCAGATATTAATTTTATGACTGCATAGAAATCTTCTTCCATATTACTCTTTTAGATTTACTTGGATGAATTCATAATTGAATTGTTCTTCGTTGTATATTTTTACCCTTTCAATTAAATGATTGAGAGTGTAGTTTTTTCTATTCTGTTTTGTGCAATCGTCAGCAATATCATATAAAACTGCTTGATTCTTACCATTTCCTTTTCTTAGAACCCTACCAATAGATTGTAGATTCCTGATTCTAGATTTGGATGGTGATGCAAAGATCACATTATGTAAGTTTTTAATATTAATTCCAGTTGAGAAAGTTCCATAAGAGGCAACAATAATTGCATTATTTTCTTTTTCAGTAATCTCTCTTACAAGTTCTCTTTCTTCTGCGTTCACTCCTCCGTGAACATAGAATACTTTTCTTCCTTTCTCCGCAGAACTATTTATTGATTCATAAAGAGGGAGTCCATGTGATTCAACCCTAGCAAATAATACTAAGGTATTTCCTTTTAGATCTAATGCAAGATTCTTTACAAAGTTATTTCTTTTTTCATGTCCAATAATAAATTGAACCTCGTCTTCAAATGTTTCAAACACTTGAGGATTATGTCTCATGATAAGGATTTTAATTTGTAACTTAGACAAATGTCCTTTATCAATAAGTTCCTTTGTTTGAGTAACTTTATAAGATGGACCGAACAATCCTTCCAATACCCACTTATGTGTTTGTGTTCCGTCTAGAGTTCCAGTAAAACCATATCTATACTTTGCATCTGCAAGTTTAGTCATGATACCCACTAGAGATTTTGATTTAAACTGGTGGGCCTCATCACCAATTACCACATCAAAACCATCAAAGAACTTTCTAGGTAGTTTGTAGATAGACTGCCAAGTAGTAATCACCACAGGGAACTCATTCGTCTTCTCACGTCCACTGTAAATGCGGTGGCACCAGTCCTCAGCGTCCCAACCATAGTCCTCAAAGTCTTTATACATTTGTTCGACCAGGGACGTTGTAGGGACCACTAGGAGGATCTTTTTATTTCTCTCTGCAAAATACCTAACAACAGAATAAATCATCAAAGATTTGCCTGATGCGGTCGGTGAAATAAGTAGTTTGCGATTATACTTTAGTGCATCATATACTGCTTCAATTTGATAGTCTCTCGGTTTGTACTTAGAGATTCTTGTCATGTAATCTTTTACACCTTCATGTGAGATCATCTCATTTTCTTCAAAAGGTGTTCCGTAGAATTTATTATTTTCAAACTCTACTTCATAATCACACTTATTTGCCCACGAAACAACTTTATCTAAAAGACCAACATAAATCTCTCCTGTGTGTGGAGAAAATAGTCTAATCTTTCCGTCCCAATACTTACTACGATATTGAGGCATAAATTTTGCACCTGGTACATCAAAGGTAAAGTGTTCAGAAAGTTCTTGAAATACGTGTGGTTCTGCCTTTAACTTTAAAAATACTTCGTTCTTTTTTCCGATTACAATATCAGTCATATCCCCTAATAAATTTTTGCCACTCAATCGCATTTTTCAGCTGATATGTTCTATTTAAGATAGTTTTAATAATGCTATCTAGATAGTCCAACATCATTTGATAGTAATCAATCTTTGTGAGACACTTAATGATATCTTCGTCTGCATCGAGATATTTGTCTAAGTCTCCTTTTAGAACTTTGTGGTCAAAAGGATATTCTGCATATACTTCTGGTTCCGCTCTACCAGTGTAGTATTGCCATTTTTCTTTTTTTAAAATCTTATATTTGTTCTCTTGTGATTTCTTAAGAACAAGAATGTTATTATAAAGTTTATAGTATTTTGAATGAAGACTTGGAATCTTTGTAGATTCTGAATGTAAATTATCATCATCGATCTTTGAGTCTTTTTCCCAAAGATCTTGTATCATGTCAAGATTCATACTTTTGAATGTCATAAAGATCATATTTAAATGCAGCCTCTGCGACTACATATTCCACATCAGTTGCGGAAGAATCAAAGGGGATAGTTGAAAGTGAAACTGGAAAAAGTCCCCTAAAATCTACCTTAGCATTTACTCTAAAGTTACTATTATATATTAACAAAGTTCCATCGGAAGTATTGGGATCTGCTGCTAGTTCGTCTCCCGCAATCCAGTTTTGATATTCTTCAATTGAATCTGGATATCCGAGACCTCTTATCCAGTTATGAAGTTCCATGTAATTAACAAGGTCCTCATCTACAATAAATCGAAGAGTAAAATCTCCATATTGTATTTTATCACCTGGTACAGGACGATCTCTAAGGTATGTGGCCTGTACTGCGGAACCCATTCCAATCTCAGGAATGTTTGCAGATTGTGCCAGAAAATCGACCTTCGGCGTTCTTGCTAAAGTAAATTTAAATCCAGTTGGTGCAAGAAAGTTTCTATTAGAAATTTGTCTTGCGAACGCAGAGAATGACATAGCGTTTTATCTTTATTTATTTGCATAAAAAAAAGGGATCCCGAAGGATCCCCTGAAGTATGTGAACTTGAATCACATGAGGTTTGCAACTGCAACTCTTCTGTAGTAGCGGTTTGCGTTGATGCGGAGTCTTCCGAGACCTGCGGTAGTTCCTTCTGCAAATGGGTTAGCAACAATACCGTAACGGGTCTTGAAGCCAATCTTGGGCTGGAAGGTGTCCTGACCGACGGCACGAACCATCTGGAGAGGAACATATGGGCAGTAGAAGAGACCTGCGTCGTATGCGCTAGAACCCTTATAACCAACAACGTAGTACTGATCAGCAGCAACGTTTGCAGCATAAGGATCGATGTAGACACGATACTTACCTTGGAGAACACCAGCGAAGGTGTTACCAGTGTCATCAACGTTAAGGTTAGCGTTGAGTGCAGGGGTGTAATCGAGTACACCAGCCATGGTTAGAGCGGAAGCAACGTCTGCGGAGCAGATGATGGTGTTGCCCTTTCCTCTACGAGTTCTTTGTGCGATTGCGTTGGCATCGCGCTCGATTTGGAACAGAAGACCCTTGAACTTCTCAACAGACCAACGACCGTTGGAGTCAACGTCGAGGTCGAAAGTACCTGCGGTTGCAACGTTTGCAGTTGCACCCTGCTCAGCAACCTTGTAGATGGTTCTGATGACTTCGCGGTTGATTTCAGCGAGGATCTCAGTTGACAGAATGTTTGCCAACTCAGCCTCAGCGTTCAGACCGTGAATCGCCTTGAGGTCTTGTGCCAGTTCCAAGGAGTACTCAGCTTTGAGTGCTCTGGACTTAGCGGTTACAGTGACTTTCTCGATAGAGAATGCCATCTGGTTGAAGTGGTTGTTCGCACCGTCTCCGAGAGCTTCAGCCTCAGCGGTGGACATACCCTGACCAACGGTGTAACCGAGGGAGTTTGCGGAACCAACTGGGTTCAGCGCACCTGGGTTAGTACCTGCTTGTGCATCAGTACCCATACCAGCAGCGGCATCAGAGAAGCCACCAGTGAGGGAACTGTTGTTGTCCTGACCAGAGAATGCGGAATCGACTTCATCGAAGAAGGTCTCGGTTCCGTCCTGAGCGGACTGACGTGAACGCATCGCGAAGATAAGTCCAGTAGGACCACTCATTGGCTGAACGCCGCAGATGTCGTATGCGATCAGGTTAGGCATGGAGCGTCTGATCAAGGAGATCAGAACGGGGTCGAAGCCAGCAACGTTAGAACCTGCAGGTGCATGACCTGAGTTAGTTGGTGCAGCTTCTCCAAGGAAGGAAGCAGTCTCTTGCGTTTCTCTTTCTTGGTTCTCTAGGAGCTGTGCAACAACTCCTCTCTTGTGGGAATCGGCAATATCACTGAAACTTTCGTGGTTCAGGATAGGAGCCCACTTCTCCTGTAATTGTTGTAGGTTTTGTCCGTCCATTTTACTTTTCTATACCTCGTAAGATGTTGTTAGGTGCGGTTTGAGTATTATCTAAAACTCACTTTTTAGCAACGGTGGAAAGAGCGCGAACATAAGCGTCCATGGTAGAAGATACTTCTTCCATTGGTGCCGCTTCCTCGGTTAGTGTTTCTTCCGTTTCGTTTGCTGGAGTACCAGCGTTTCTTGGGAAGTATGACTCCCTAAGAGTTACCAGCTTCTGGTAATAGTCATTTTCACTCTCAAACTCAACATTCTCTACGAGGGACTGAAGCTTATCCTTTTGGGAAACAGCAAGACCTTCGCAAACTCTGTTGAAAACAGATTCAGCTGTGGATTCACCAAGCTGCTTATTGAGAGAAATATTCTTCTCAATCTGTTCGTTGAGTTTTGTCTCCATTTCATCTAATTTCTGTACCATGCTCTCTAGTACATCATATTTTTCTTCAGGCATTGATACATAATGTTCTTCAAAGAGACCCTTCATACCAGTGATGAAGGATTCAGTG